GTGTTGTTGAATATGACAAAACCCATGTGGCGTGAATACGCCCTGCCTACGCCTGGCTGACCTGCTTCTGGCCCAGCCTCAAGCAATACGTCTGCCAATCTGCCTGCAATCTTTCGGCGTTTTGCTTGGATCTCTTTGCGTGCTCTTTCGTTATCGCCCCCTTCAGTAGACGAAAATGGTGCGCTTATGATTTCCCAATTAAAACGATATGCGGTGCCGTTATGGATTGGTGAACTGGTGCCGAAAGTTGTGTCCCCGCTAGGCGTATACGCCATCGAGAATCCGTCACTGAACTGACCATCTACTGTTGGCGCTGTAAAAACTTCTCGGCCTACAGTTCCGGTAGCACCAGGGCCTTGAGTGCCATAAAGCAACGTTGCCGGTCGGTTATTGCCTTCTACTGACGACCAATAAAACGCAAACTCATTGTCTGACAAAGCATTCAGGCCAGCCGTTCCAAGCAAAATGCCGCCGAGGTCCGGCTCGTCAACACCAAACTCTCCAGCAACGTAAACACCTTCATACGCCTGATATGCGCCGTAGGCGTAAAGACGCGACCAAACCAAAGCAGGCGCAAGAATAATGCCACCTGTTGGAAGGCCATCAGCACCCTCGCCACGCTTGCCAAACGGAATTGGAATCGGCTGACTCAGCTCAGCAAGGCTTGATACGTTGTCAAAGTTTGTCGCTTGGTTGAATCGAGTCGGGCCAATCTGATCGGCGAGTTTTTTGCCTTTAATTTTTCCTGATTCAAGCGATGGTGCTTTTGGTGCCAGCAACATGCTGGCCCCTGTCAAGACAAAGCCAATCGCAAGGTTGATAAAAAAGCCAGTTACTGGATCAGGCGAATTAACAACATCAGGAATGCGGTCATATTCAGCAGGTCGCACACGCTGCCGCAGCATTGCGTGGCGGACAAGCTCCCGATATTCTTCTTCGCTACAGCCAATCGCATTGATTAGCGATAGTTCATACGGTAAAAGCGGCGGATTGAAAGGCGCTCCACCCGTTTCCAGTCCACTGCGGAAAGGAAACGATTGATGTAAAGGACGCCGTTCTGCCATACCACTCCGAAGGCCATTGGCCTCACGTCCAGCAATGCGATGTCGCCATCATAACTGGGGTGTTCAACGCGGTCACAGTAACGATTCAGTTCACCCAAAACTTGCCTAGGCGTCATTTCATACCAGGCTGACTGCACTCCTGGATTTTTGATCTCTAGCTGGTCTAAGGCGTCAAAGACAAGGTGAATGCAATCGCTCTGCCCATAGCTGTATTTGCGGCCAATCAGATTGCTACACACGGACCTGAGCCGTGAACGGAATGTTGCCCACCTGATGACGGTGCAAACGACGGCCCGGCACGTTTGCCTGCACTGCATCAAGCACAGAATTCAGCTTGATTTGAATGGTCGTCTCATCCCAGCCGCCAGCAGAGCAGGCGCCGAAATACTCGTAAAGCGTCCGCTCAATGGCGTAGGTGCTGGAGTTCCAAAGCACCGTTGAGACCTTGGCCACATAAGTGTTGTCCAGTGCCTCTACAACAAAGTTGCGTGTGATTTCTGTGTTGCCGAACTGCAGTGTGGCATCAAGGTTGTCACCTTGCAGCGTTGCCATGGCACCGCCAAAGCCAAATGGTAGAAACGAGTGATTGCCGACGTTTTGCCCGATCGCGTAATTCTGAAACAGATACTGATTCAGCTGACCAGTCCGGCCAACCTCAAGCAAGTGCCCAAAAGCAAACTCCATCAGACGCCAACCCTCCGGCGAACAGCAGGTGAATTGCGCATTGAGCCGATAGCCCTGCGCTCACCCTCAGCCGCACCTTTTTTGGCCGCCTGCGCAATGCCCGCTTGGAACTCAGATGCAGTCACATAATCCACGCTGTTGATGCGCTCCACGTTGAAACGAACGTCAAGTGTGCTGGCGTTAACGCCACCGCCTTCACTGTTCGTTCCGCCTTCTCCGTTTTCAGGGATGACAGCACTGCCACGAGCACCCCGTGCATAACGCGCCATACTTTCGCGCATTTTTGATTCTGGTATTAAATATTCTGGGCCAGCCTCTCCGATGACAGCATTGGTCGCACCTGAGGCGTAACCACCTTCAGCGCCAAAGCCAGGAATGCCTATGGACTTGCCAAGGCCACCAATTCCTGCGTTCAAAAACATTCCGCCAAGCTGCTTAAGCAAGCCCGAGAATGACTCTTTAAGTGATTTAGCACCTGTTATCGCATCTTGGATGCCACTCACTAATCCCGCCTGCACGGTCTGACCTATTTGCTCGTGGAATTCTTTTAACTTTTTGGCATCTGCTTGAGCTTTTTTATCTGCTTTTTCTTGTTCTTCTTTGCGTTCTTTTTCCTTGTCTATCAGAGTCTGTGTGACGCCTATCTGGGCATATACCACTTCCAGCTGTTCTTTGAGCTTCTTGCGCACGTCTTCTGCAAGATCAGGGAATTGCTCATCGACATTGGCTTTGTCAATCTTAAGCTGCAGCATTCTGCGCTCTTCGCTGGTCAAGGCTGTGGCCAGCATTCTCTGATCCTCTAATGACTTTTTAAGCCGCGCAGCCGCTTCCTCTTGCTGTTTAATGCGATCTGCTAGATCAGGATCAGGATCGAGCTTGATCAGGTCAGGCTTTGGTGGTTCTGCTGTAGCTGGTTTCTCTTCCGCTTTCTTTAATGCCTCTCTGAGCTCGACCAATCTCTTTTGCGAGCCAAGCAGTTTGCCATTGATATTCAATAATGACATTTTTGCTGCTTTATTGCGCTCTACTGAAATAGTTTCTTCTTCAATAGCTATAGCAGACTTGATATGCTCTACCGAGCCACTATTGATGGCTTCAGTCACTCGATCTTGAGCAGTTTTTGCCTCGATCAGTCTTGTAATCAGATTGCCGAACGCTACCAACGCAATCCCGATTGGTATCGCGGTAATTGCGGCGGACAGCAAGCCTACAGCAATAGTTGATGCGGTAATTTTGACATTCGCAGCAGTCACTGCTGCTGCAAGGGCTTTTTTGCCTGCAGCTGCCGCAAGCGCCTTCTCGCCCATCACGGCTAGCCCTGTGATAGCAGCTTTGAGTACCGTGCCACCAGCCAATGTCACGATCAGTCCATTAACTGTGCCAATGGCAGGCCCAAGGATTGCTGCAGCTCCCGCCAGTCCGATCACAGCTACAGCGCCTGTTTGGATGGGTTCAGGCAATTGTCCGAATAACTTCAGCAGCTCTGTAGCCCCTGTGAGCAACGGCGTGATAGCCGGAAGCAATTTCTGGCCTATCGATATGCTCAACTGATCAGAGGCATCACGGAAGTCTTTAAAACGCTGCACATCAGAATTCTTGACAATGGCAGCAATTTTGTCAGCACCCTCCGATTCAACGCGCTTAAGGGCTCTAATGATGATATCGGTAGACAGCTTGCCTTCAGATGCGAACTCTTTTAGATCCCCAACTGCGACACCAGTTTCAAGCGACACCGCACCGAGCAAGCCAGGTATCTGCTCTGCAATGCTGCGGAATTCATCACCTTGCAAACGGCCAGATCCCAATGCTTGAGCCAATTGCGTAAATGCTGCGCTTGCGCCCGCAGCACTAACACCACTCAATTTGGCGACTGTATTAAAGCCGATAAAGGATGATTCGATATCCGCCAGCTCGATACCCAATGGTCGCAACCTGGTGAAGATATCGGTGACACCTTCGGCAGCTTCACGATTACTTAATCCAAACGTCTTAGCGGCTCTTGTGACTAGCTTCTGCGCTTTTTCATACTCGCCATACTCGCTTGTGACGAGCTTAAGTCGTGTCTGCAGATCATTAAATGATGCAGCCGATTGAATAGCTGATTTTGCAATCAGCCCTAATCCGATACCTGCCGCAGCAGATCTAAGTCGGCCAAACGTACCCGCAGCAGTGCCGGCAGCTCCATTGAGCCGGTTGAGCTGGGCAACTGCATTATTCGCATTTACCCTGATCTCAACGTTAGAGACTGCCACGGCGGCTCACCCAGTACGTCAAGTTTAATGGCGTCGATATCTTGCGCGATCCCTAGATTTTTCTTCTTCTTCTGCTTTCAACGCATGGTATGCAGCAAAGTAGACAAGCTCCGCATCTGTCAGTTCAGTGCGGAGCCTGCTGACTGTCATCTTGAGTTCGCAGGCCAGAAAGAATTCAAATTTAGTCCAGCTGTCCTGCTTTAGTCGTTTTTTGCTTCATCGATGTCAACATTGGCATCTGCAACACCGAATAAGAACAGCTCTAACTCATTAAGCACATTCTCAGGCAATTTGCGATGTAGCTTCGCAGCATCTGCAGCGGCAAAAGGTTTAGTGCCGTCTTCAAGCTCAGCCATCTGGCAAAGCATCTGCGTGCTGATTTCTAATGCATCCGATGATCCAGCATGATCTTGCGCCTTTTTGCGATCTGCACGTGTGATCGGCTTGAAATACAAGTCTTCGATCTTTTTGCCAGCAGCGTCTTTTAGCACGAATTTACGTCGCTGGTTGAGATCAAACGCCTCAACCAGCTGATCAACTAATCGCTTGGATCCAGACATTAAATGACGAGCTTATCCGTGCAGATTATAGCTGACGCTATCACTGAAGATTAGATGTGATAGTACCAGAAGTTACGAAGTTGCAAGTAACTACCACCAGTTCGCCGACCGTAGAGGTGATTTCCATGTCAGTAATGATGCCACCGAAAGCAACACTATCAGTGCCGGTTGAGGTGCCAGTGGTAAACAGCTCAAAGCTTGCATCAGTGGCATCGTTGGTTTTCACGATGTCCTCGATTAATCCAGCCTGGCCGGTAGCATCGGGGTCATAGACCAATTCTACTGTTCCGGAACCTGAAATCAAGCCACCAATAAAATTACGGAACGTATCGCCGTGATCAGTGGTTTCGTAAGTTTCTTTGGTAATTGTCAGACTCCAGCTGCGGGTGCCGACAACCGTTGCGAGTGATCCAGAGCCAGTTTCAAACTGGACTGCGCCTTGTTCTCCGCGAAGGGTGGCCATGGTCAGAGTTCCTCGAAAAAGTCAAAGGTCACACGGACCTGGGTTTGGAAATAGCCCTCAGGTGATGGCGATGCCACAACCTCGGGGCCGATCGGAGGATCAAAATGAACGCCCGACACGTTGATTCTATTATAAAGATCTCTCACCCTTTTACCGATCACATAGTTGGCACCTGGGCCAACGCCTTTTGCGGAAAAGACATTGATCACGACAACGCCAGGCAGTTGATTCTTGGAATTTGTCGTGCCGCCGTGTGACAAGTATGTGCTGGAGCCAAAGCTGAGCAAGCACTGCACCCACGAGCTATTCGGCGTAGGCTCATATGCCATATTGTGGAATACGACTGGGATAGCAGGTGAATTTGCCAATTCAGTCGCTAATCGCCCTTCAATGGTCGCACGTACGGAATTTAGGTCTGCAGCGGCCATTAGCTGTCACGTTTGATCTGATTGTACGTCCGGCGCACATACTCCTGCATGTTTTTAGCAATTAACTCAACCCATCCGGCGTCTGCCTGAGCGCTCCAACCATTCGCGAGCCGATCAGCATACGGCAAATTGTTGTGTAAGTGATAACTTCGATTGATACGTTCATCACCAGCTCTGTAGTTTGTGTATTGCGGCGGTGGAGCTGGAATAGTTTTGCCTTTTTCAACAGGAGGGTGCGGCTCTCCAGTTGATGTATTCTCTCCAATATGCCAGCTGGCCCTAAATCTGCCGGTGTCGACCGGGCTGCCCTTTTTGAGCTGCCTGTCGGTCTCCAATACTGTGGCTTGAATCAGCTGGTTGAGCTGTTCTTCCGCGAATCCGCCTATGAATTCAATCGGGATCTCACGGCGTGCCATATCATGCCCTCAAGATCAGCTCGTAAATGATGGCGTCGTTAGCCTGCTCGATGGTCTCGACCTGGATGATCTGATAGACAATAGAGCTAATCACGACACGATCTTTAGTCTCAGGTGCAGATGGCAATTCTTTGGCCGCAACGGTCAATTTCTTATCACCAGCCTGGATCAGCTCGTTGGCTTCACGCACATTGACATCGACGACCACGCCTTTGACGTCAGAATCACTCTCGGTCTCAGCGACAGCACCTGTCGTGGTGTTGTAGCTGCCGCCCGTCACATAGCGAATAGTGACATCACCACCAAATTTGCTGACGACTTTATCGGCTACTTTTTCAAGCGCTTTGGATAGCGACATCAGATCCGGTAGGCAATACAGGCACCACTAGACAGCTGGATGCTCGTGAATACGCCATAGATGGTGGAGTCTGCTACAAAAGCCTCACTACCCAAGCTGTTGCCGGTGTAGTTCTCGGCAGTCACAGCATCAATAGTGGTATCTTCCTTAAAGTAGATCGCACAAAAGCGGCCAGTATGCGCAGCCGTGTCTGTGATCACTTCAGCACCCACGCTGTAATCGATTGCCATGATTAGCTCCGTTTGATGGCTACGTTGCCTGGTCCACTAATTCTAAGGTCTGTGAGATATCGCTCCACCATCGGCGGGATGCGATCAGCTCCGACAGCACCAAATTTGTCAGGTGTGACGTTCAAGCTACCGATCTGCACGTTCTTGTAATCTTCAAGACCGCTCAGTCCCAGGCCATCAACGTTGTTCTTGAGATAGACCGCCAGCTCTACCTGCGCCCGCTTAATTTGGTCGGGCACCTCAGTGTCGGTGTAGTAGTCAGTCGTGATGCGGAATGGGAACCCTACCGCATACGTGTTGAGGTATGTGTCAGGCTTGCGGACACCGGTGCGAGGCCATTGCAGCGCCTGCGTGTCTGTGGCCCGCGCCCCTAGAAATCTTTCGCGGTCTAACCGCTGCGTAGCTGTAGCTAGAGCTCGATTGCGTGTATCATCAGTGCCCGTGGCCCACTTAGCCACATCGGTGCTGTTCACCATGGCATCTACCAGGTCGTTCGCATCACTCAGGGTGATGTAACTGTTGGCTGTCGCTGAGCCCACGGTCGCGACGATTGTTACTGCCATTGGTCTTCTTGGATGAAGGCTTGCGTTTGGCTTTTACAGGTGCGGAGGCCACCGCTTTTGCGGCAGCCTCACGTTCCTGCGCCCGCCTGAAAGCGAACAGACCCATCAGGAGCTAGCGCCCTTCAGAGCCACGAAGTTGAGGACGATCGCCTCAGATAGCGAACCAGCCGACACGTTGGCAACAGTGATCTTGAAAGATCCTGCAGCCAGAGTGTTGGCCTGCACCAGGTAGGAACCAGCGGTTCCACCTGATGCGTGGTTCACCACCACCACATCGGTAGCGGAAACTTCGCTATTGGTCACGGTGAACGACACTTCAGCGGCAGCAGCCAGTGCAGCATTGTTCATGGTGATTACACCGGATGCCGTGTTTGCGGTCACGCCGGTGCTTTTGTTGGTCGACTGGGTGACAGACGTGCCAACGGTCGGGCCTACAAGTTTGCCCGCTGTTGCTTCAAAGATTGATGCCATCGTTAGTTACCTCAGTCTTGGTTGCTGACGTTGGTGGCCCGAACGATGCCAATGTTCTTGGTTTCGTACACCTTCGACCAGTTGCCCACAGTCTCAAGCTGAGAGCGGGTCGGGTTGGTGGTTGAGACACCCCACTTCAGGCCTACCGGGTGGTAGACATAGTGAAGGTCCAAGGACATTGCGTCGGACTTCGCGAGGATGTCCCGGTCCACCTCAGTTTGCATTCCCATCTGTTCACCAGATGCGACTGCGCCTGCAGTGAAGAAGAACGATCCGTACTCAGTTGAAGAACCAGAGCCAGTGGTCTGCACATCATCAGAAACGATCACGCGCAGGCCCATAAAGGTCGGCACTTCAGGGTTGCCAAAGGCATTGCTGAGGTCGCCACCAGATTGGGTGGTGGTGGTACCACGTGCATCCTC